GAGAACCTCTTTGAATCTATTTTATCAGTATATATATATATATATATATATAAAGGAATGAAAATGCCAACAGAAGAGGTTATTGAAAGCTTTAAAGTAAAGAAATTTACATCTAAAAAGCGTAATACTAGAAAGAAGAGAGGTGGAGGTAGGCCAGAGAGAGAAAAGGAAATTCAACTTTTTAAACTGGCGACCGGTAACGGAACCGGTAACGTAAGAAAAAAAACACTATCTCTATTTGGTGAAGGTGTTAATGTAAATGCACGACACGATGAAGATGAAATGTATGAAATTATGGAGGAAGAAAACAAGGACGATAGTGAAGAGGAGGAGTGGATTAAACCAAGTTTTACAGCTCTACATTATGCCTGTTACTATAATCAAATTGATATGGTCAAACTACTAATAGGTAGGGATGCTAATATTCATGTTATAGATCAGTATGGAAATACACCATTGCATATAGCTTGTGAGCAAGGTAGAATAGATATAATCAAAACTTTATTGGATAACGGTGCGAATATAAATTTTGGTACTGAACTATCTGAAGGTGCTGAACATTATGAAACTCCTCTACATACAGCTATCGAATCTGAGGATAACATCAGTAAAAAAATGAAAATAGTTACAACTCTTGTGGATAGAGGTGCAAATATTAACGCGTTAACCTCTATCGGGTTTACTCCTTTACACTCAGCAGTATATATGGCTGCTATGGATGAAGTTTTAAATTCAATTGTTTTATATTTAATTGAGAAAGGTGCTAATGTAAACATTGGGGATGAAGAAGGTAACACACCTTTACATTATGCAGTAAATAAAAAGAATGATATAGCCATAACGTTGATAGATAAAGGTGCTGATTATGATGCTAAAAATAATGATGGAAAAACAGCTATAAATGGCGATTCTGAATACAAAGGTAAAGCAATGGCAAGATTCTTAGAGTGGAGAAAAGGTATCATAAATCATATTCGTAATCTTCCAAAGTCACAGGAACGACGTATGACGCTTAGTTTGGGAAACAGAGACCCTAATTCGCCTCTGTCAACATTGCCGGAGGACAATATCACTGAAATAAATAAATTTGTAATAGGTGGTAAATTAAAAAATAAAAAAACACGTAAGAAACGCAATAAGAAATAATTTCAAGGTCTCAAACACGTCGAAATATTTTGTGTATAAGAATTCACAAAATATTTTCATTAAGATTTTTTATTGTATTTTTTCATACAAATTATTTTTAGGGATTTGAGAACCTGTTGAGAACCTACTCCCTAATCATTTAGGATTAATGATATTTCCCATATTAATTTGTCCAGAAAGAATCATTTTTTGATATTGTTCCATTAATTGTTTCTTGTCAATATCCAACATTAAATGGTCATATTTCGTTGTTCGGTTCTCGACATCACTATAACTTTCTAATTGTGTAACAGTGGCGGGAATAATCATAAAGAAATAACAGTCTTGTTGGAGTTGTTTCCAGAACATATCAATAGCGTATTGTTTCTTGTTTTCAGGTTCTCGAACTAAATTGGTTAATCCTGTTTTAAAATTATTAAGTAATTTTTCAAAAAACTTGTTGTGAACAATATATCCTGTTGTAGATTGAACATTCCTACAACGAATACAAAAGTCAGAAATTTCCAAATATGGTGGACAATTATTACCGGAAACAATGATTACATCCCACGGTATTTTTGTTTGATAAAACTTCTCTAAATTATCCAAAAATATTTTGGGTTTCGTAAAAGTAATATCGTCTTCGCAAATGAACACATACTCATATTTGCGTTCTATTGCCATTTCAATACATCTTATATGACTCATAGTGCAACCTACACAACCTGCTTTGGCTTTTATAGCTGGAAACCGTTCACCATTTATGTTCATCATCTTCAATTGGCTTTCAACGTGTGTTCTACGGTCTTCACGGTGATCTAAATTAATATAAAATGTATTTTTCAACAATTCCATAATATTTATACTTTGAATTATTCTTTATTCTCTTTCTCCACAGTTTCATTTATTTCATTTGATTCATTTTCATTGGATGTGATTGCGACATTTCGAGAACCATCCAACAATAATTCTTCGATTTTAGCCATTTTTTCATTAAGTGTTTCAATATTTTGATTCATCTTAAAAATTAAGTTCTCCAAATTTTCGATGGAAAATGATTTTTTTTGGTCAATGAAAGAAACTTTAGGAGTTTGAATGGTAGATTCGAGAACAATGGGTTGTATGATATTTTCCGATATATCTGATAGGTCTTCTTGAATATTTAGTGAAAGTGATTTTGGTGTTTGAGGAGGAGGAGCATATGAAACTACTTCTTGTTCCCGTTCTCGTTTTGCCCGTTCGATCAATTCATTCATATTTGTAATAGCTTCGTCGTCGTGTTTTTCACTAAAATCGATTTCTTTAGGAACCGGTCTTTCAAACAAACTATTATATTCTCTTTGACGGTTCTCGAATTCACTATTATAGCTATCTTGTTTAGGGACATTTCGAGAATAGGTGGATTCTAAATTCATAGTATTCATATATGTATTATTTCGTGTTGTCTTTTCTGTGTTCATAGTTTGTAATTCGCTCCACATTTGCGATAGAGTGTTTTTATTAATGGACGATAAATCTTCTCTAGATAAACTTTTGGTGCGAATTGTATCGTATTGTTTAGAGATATTTTGTTTGAACCATTCTTGTTTATTTTGCTCATTATCAAACACATTATTGATTTGTTGGTTTTTGTGTATCATTTCCCATAATAGTGTTTGATTGTTTCTGTCTATAAATAATGCCATTGTTTGATAATATAAAAAGTATAATTCTATATGGTTTATACTTTTCATAGTTTTTAGGAAGGATTATACATTTAGATCAAGAACAGGTAATTCTGTTTTTAATTCTTCTTCTTCCTTTTTCTGTTTTGCGGCCTCTTCTTCTTGTTGTTTTTTCTGTTTTGCTAATTCTTCTTCTGATGGTTTTTCATCAGCGGGTTTTTCTTGAGAAACAGGTTCATTTACTTGTTCGTTGTTAAATCCAGATTGTTCATCATCATCATCTTCATCATTTTCTTCATCGGATTCGGATTCAGATTCGGATTCAGAGTCATAGTCATTATGGTCAACTTTTACGTTGCTTTTCTTGTTTTTCTTATCAAAAGTGATTTCTATAGTTTCTATTGAAGCGGGATTGCGTTTTACGTTTTCAGAATCCATTAAGATTCCCATAAAGTCCTCAACGCCTCCAAACCAATCATTAAACATATTAATCATACTAGGGTATTTGATGCCGTCAACGGTGATATATGGGTCTTGTTCTTTAGACAAGGCAACATTGACAATAATTTTGTTGTCTTTCCCTCCGCGGGTTTTTCTTCGTTGATTTTTCATTGTTTTATTTTTTCGTTTCTTTGTTTTGTTGTTCTTTCTTCTGGACTTTAATTTTTTATTGTGTTTGAGAACTTGTTCAATAAATCCTGCTACTTTTTTATTAAATGTTTTCTTTGGTTTAATATTGATGGTATGTTTCATAAATATTATCCGTTTATATATTTAGACAATATATTTCTGGTTAGTCTTTTTCATTAAAATAGAGTTCTCTATAATCAAATACGATTTCATCGGGGATTTTCAATTTTAGGAAAAGTTTGATGCGTTTTTTGATTGGCAGTTTCTTTTTCAACATTGGCACTTTTCCTGTTAACATTGTAATAATGAAAAACAGGGAATACATTCCACATTCAGTATTTCCTTTTTGATGTTGGATACTTTTGTTGTCGAAGTATTTGAATTTTATTTTGTTTTCCTTTCCTTGTTCGATGACTTTTTTAGCGAAGGCGTCTATTTCGGGAGGAACGGAAGATGCTCCGGCACTGTCGAAATAAAATACAAATTTATTTACTGTATCGATGAACATAGAGACCCAATGAGAGCCGGGCTCATCGTGTTTATCTAAATTAAATACAATTCCGAATTTGGTTTTTCCTTTTCCCATCCAATATTTCAGAGAAAAATGACAAAGCTCATCTTCGACACATTTACCGCCTTTTTGAGGTAGTTTTGTATCGAAATCAATGGAAGTAGGTCCGAAAAATTTGAATTCGTCGTGCTTCTGTTCATATTGGTGTATGACATTGAAAATATCGAAATTGGACAACCATTCATCCGGATTTGATTTCCATTCTTCTGGTTGGTCCGGAGCGAAACTGAGATTATCGATTGTATCCCTCAATTGTTTGTCTTGGATTTGTTCTAACCAACAATCTTCTTTATCACAATGTGCTAATCGTTCCTTTAGGTCCGAATATAATTTCCGCGGGTCTTTTGATTCGATGGTGTTATTGGGATGTGTTCTGTTATATTCATATTTGATTTTCAGTAAAGAGTCCGGAGTCAAACAGCTGGAAGAAACGGCGGTTTTACCGTCGACTAAAGGATTACAATTCATTTGTTTGAATGACTTTTTCGTAGTTCTTTTGTTAGATCTTTTTCTTATGGTTTTTCTAGGCATCTTACAATAAAATGATATTTTTTCTTACATATAAAAATATCATTTGTCTCCCTTTGAAATGGAGTTACCCCAAAAGGAGTCAATGCTTCTGTTTGGGACATATGTTTCGGTGGGGGCTTCAAACAAAGTATCATCTGGATCGGATTCTATGTCCGAGTCATAACAACCCCCATTGGTTTTTTCATCAAGTTGTTTCATTTCAATATATTGTATGAGTGATTTAGCATAATTGGAGAACATCTCATTGATGGATAGATTGAAGTCGGTATCTGGGTCGTCTAAGAACTGATTAGTTAGTTTCAATATTTCGCGTTTGTGTTTTTTGATGGATTTTAAGAATCGTTGATGTTCCTCATGTTTGGTAGGGTCTGTTTGAGATAAATATTTTTGATATTGTGATTTATTCATCAAGAGTTCCATCGAAAGCTTATCGAAATCAGACATTTATCATATCTGAAGAAATTTTTACGAGGTTCTCAAACACAATATCAAAATGGTCATTTGTCGAATTACTTCTTTTGTTCGTCTTTCAATTGTTGGTCAATAATCTTGTTGTATTTTTTCACTAAATTAGTGACATTATTTTCATTGTATGATTTGACCAATGATTCTTGTTTTTTCTTTGTCTTTTGTAAATCTTTTAGAACCCCTTGGTCCTTTTTCAGTTGTTTTTCCTGTTTCTTCAATGTTTTCAAAATGGTTTTGTATTTAGCCTTTCTTGCGGTTTCAATCTTTTTGATATCTTTGTCAACCATAAGTATTTTCGACTTCACTTCATTTTCTAAATCCTTTTTCACGTGTTTGAAGTTTTTCTTGTAATCTTGATAAGATTGTCTCAGAGATGCCTTTTCAATGTCTGATAAGTTTCGTTTCATTGATTGGTGTTTGAGCTCGGTAACAAGTTCGCGTTGTGCTTCAATATCAATGGCCAATCCTTCTTTGTATCTTTCAATGTTCTCTCTATTTTGTTTGATTTGATCGTTGAATTCGGATAATTCTGGATGGTCTAACAAAGCAGGGTCGGTAGATTTCACTCGTTTGGCACAGTCATTTTTGAGAACCATATATGGTGATTTTTCGAATCTTTCTAGTTCTTTAGGATGGTCTTTCATTGTTTTTCTCAGTTTGGACAAACTAGTTCGCTTGTATGTTTTCGTGTGTTTGATTTCATCGCGAATATCTGCGATTTTCTTCTTGAGGGGTTTTACATAGGTTTGCATTTCTTGTTTGAGGTCCTTGATATTTTTGTTAATAATCGCATTACATTTTTTAGAAGGAATATCATAATCCTTACAGTTACGTTTCAACTCATTGATGGGTTTCTGGTCTTTGAAATTGGCTTCAAATTCATCCAATGATTCTTGTAAGTCGGATTCTAGTTTTTGAATAGGTATATCTAATTCACTTGTAAGCGATTTCTTGATTTTAGTAATATCGAATTTATCAATGTCAGACAAATCCTTGATTAAAGGAACGCGAATTTGTTCTACACGTGGCTGTGAAAATTGTCTGGCGTCCTTTTCTCTGTTCAAGTAACTAATATGACCGGCAATATCATCTAAATATTTGGCACGGCCCTTTTTGGTGAATTCAGTGCCTTCTTCATTCAAATATTCTTTAGTGAAATCATCATATTCAAATGGCATTTGTTGGTCTTTCATCTTACACAAATTGACTAGTTGTATGAGTTCCATAGGAGATTCAGTAATGGGTGTAGCAGTCATCAATAAAAGTCTTACAGAATCCATGCCAGAGATTTCGTATGAAGCCATCAAAGACCTATGTAGAGCTTTCATATCTGGTCGTTCGATACTGGACAAATCTCCACCACCATACAATTTATGTGCTTCATCAATGATAATCAATGTTTTACGCAATGGGTCAGTGGCACCATTTTCGCGGACGAGTCTTTTGTAATACTCGTTTTTCTTGGACACTAAATTCGAGAACTGTTTGTAAGAAATAGGTCGAATACGCCAAGCGGGACTTAATAATCGCATTTGGCTTTCAATATCGGTAGGGATTTCTTCACCGGCCAATATTTTGTTACGGATATCTTCATTACAGACTTGCCCGAACATATTTTTCCAAATGTCGTTTTTCAAAGTGGTTCTGGTGACCCACAATATAGTATATCCTGTAGGAGCGAAGTTGGCCGATGCTGCGGCAATGGCACTACAAGTTTTACCAGTTCCAACACTATGCCATAATAGCATACCTTTTACTGGGCATTTGGGTGCGAAATAGTGGCGAATGAAGTCTTGTGTAGGAGTATAATTGAGGATAGATGAGTTGTTGGATTTGACAATTTCAGCTTCTTTAGGTTGAGGGCAATTTTCGGGTATGTCTTTAGGGACACACATATTTTCCATTTTGACTTCGTCCCATTTATAGTCGCTGTAGTTTTCTTGGATATAGGTTCTCATATTTTCGAAGTTGAGTGGTTTGGTGAATGGGGCATAAGGAAGAGCGATACCGGTTTCTCCGGATTCACTATCGACGGGTATCATATAGGGTATTTTGTATTTCTTACCGTCCATAAATACATATTGAGTTTCTGTAGGAAATACGGGTTCTTTTACGTCACCGCCTTTTTTCTTTTTAGGTGTTTCGATTTCATCGTCGCTATCATCATCGCCGGAAATAGAGAAGCTATGGATGTTTTCGTTGAGTTCATAATCGACGGAACCAATCATAGAAACTTTTTCTACTTCGGCTGCTAAATTCAAAAGATTAATGTTAAAGTTCATAGCTTTTAAATAGAGTTCAAATGCGGTGTTTGAGTCTTTGAAAGTGTTGGTAAGACTTTCTGGAATAGTAAGGTCATACACAAATACGTGAAGAGGCCAACCTTTTGTGGGGTGGAAGTCGAGGCCTTTTTGGCCACAAGTTCTAGTGCCTCTTCCGATGACTTGTTTTTGGTCGGCAGTGTTAACCGATGGTTCAAAGATGTGGACATACTTGATATCAAACAAGTCGATACCTTCTTTGAATCCACTGTCCATGACAATGATTCTTGCTAAATCGCCATAGACATTATCAGGTCTATCATTGAATTTGGCTAAAATGGCTTTCTTGGTTTTCACGGAAATGGGTTTATCATAAACACTTACGGAAGATAGTAAGAAAAAGTTGTGTCCCTTGGATTTGAGTAATTCTTCATTGGACAAGAGTTCCATAGGTCCATATGAACTATTCTTTTTGAGTTCGGCGTCATAAGCTAAAGTCCAGCCTTTTGAAATGAGTGCGGAGCTGATCATTTTAGGTCCATACGCGGCAGTCTTGATATCGGAAAATATGAAGTGTTTAAATTTCTTGCCGTATTTTGCTTTGTCTTTTTTGTCTAATTCTTGTATTTTATCCAACAAAACTTTTAATTTAGGTGAATAGTAGTCGATATCTTTTTCGAGCATTTCCGGATCGAAGTGTTTATTGTCGAACTTGTATCTTTTGTCTAACCTGCTCCAATTACTTTTTTGTCTCACACATAATGGATTATATTTAATTTCTGTTTTATTAAGAGACATAATAATATATATACTACAAATAAAATATCCTTCGTTTATATATACATAAAATGTCGAGAGTATGGAATGTAAATTTTTTGACTACACCTAAACTAGATGGAACACATTTAGGAGGAGGAATCCAAGGTGTATCTCCAGTCCAATCGGTATTAAACTACAAGGACGGTGAAAACACACTACAAAGAAAGGTTTTAGTAAAATCTTGGAATACGGCATACGCAACAGGAACTGTTAATGGATATAAGCGTGTAACAACTCCATTCCGTGCCGTAAATAATTCTGGTGATTTCTTGGCCCGTCAAAATTACAATTGTGGAGGTGCCAACCAAGTTAACGCAAGCCGACCCGGATACGGCCGCAACATCAGACACGCTAATTCTATTTGTGATCTTACAGGTGTCCCAGCTTCGAACTGTAATGTTCGCTGGGTGGCCGATTCATCTGATTATGTAAGATTTAGAAAACAACAAGCTTCAAACCGTAATTACAATGATAGAACTTTTGGAGGAGACGGTCACACTAACATGGTTGGTAATTATTATAATAGTGTTAGATCAATGACTGTATTGCCAGCATAATATGTTTGATCAAATGGCGTGAAAATATTTAGAGAGTATCCAACACATAAGCAAATAATTAATATGTTTGATATAAAATGTTAGCATATCTTATATCATAACAATGGCAGGAGTATATAAGTTTTTATCGATTCATTCATTGAATAATAGTATATTATCGAGTGTAAAAGCTATGCCTCTGAAAGACAGCACGAGTGATAACACAAGCACATTTTCACATAATCGTAGTCGTTATATGTCGGGGTATTTCCCACAAACGACTAGTCAAATCCAGCAAAAAAAATGGATGAATACAAACCGTGATGCTTCATCCGTAGCACACCGAAGAAGAGTAAACACAATTGGAAATGGCACACTTAATGCGAGTGAAGAACCAATGACATTTACATCATCCAATGAGACGAATAGTGCTAGAATGGCTTTGAACAAGGTGCGTGCTGGTGGTGCCGTGGTTCCGCCCAAGAGGACACACAGAATGGCTCATCTTTAAAACATTGGCATATGGCCGAGTGCGTGGTCACCGAAGTATATCATATTATTGTATTTTGCTATATTTTGAAATTGTGTGAATTCTTTTGTATTATTTTTGCGATGTTTAATTTCATTTAGTTTTATTTCATTTAGTTTATTGATGGTTGCTTTCATGCGGATGGTGAAATAGACAAGAATTGCTAAGAATAGAAGGAAAGTCATGATGTTTAAACCAATAGATTGTATAATTTGTGAATAACTTAGATTTTAGAATCAATTTTTTTATAAATTTATATTATATTCGATGTACAAATATTTAGCAGAATTTACTGGTTCTCTATTCTTCATCTATGTGATTATTGCTACAGGAAATCCATTGGCAATGGGTGCTGCCTTGGCCTTGGTTGTATTATTGACTGCTAAATTATCTGGTGGTCACGTAAACCCAGCAGTGACTCTTGCTATGGCATCTTTAGGAAAGATGGATACTGCTGAAGTGGTTCCATACATTTTGTCGCAAGTGTTTGGTGGATTTGTTGCGGTGGAATTATTTAGAAGATACAAGCTATAAATTCAAACATATGAAAATATAATTTATTGTTGATAACTTATATTTATAGATACAATAAGCGTAAGAAATATTTACTTTGATTTTTGAAGCATGCGAAACAAGATGTAGAGAGTAATAGCGGAAACGGAGCCAAAGAAGAATCCTTTGATATGGTCACCGTTATAAAATCCGGATGGTTTCAACTTCTTATTTTTTTGTTTGTTCAGTTCGATAGCTGTAGTGCCATCTTGTTCTTTATCCGCAACAGTAGCTATATAATGTGATCCGCGTGGTCCTTCTTGTGGGGAAAACGATACTTCCATTGGCGAAGAATTTCCTAAACCACCAAACTCTTGAATAGATGTCATATAAACTCTGTTGATAAAAATATATTAGTGTTTGTATAATTTTCGAACATTTTTTTTCAAAATTATACGATATGTGTTGTATTAAAAGTCAGCGGAGAATTCAAAAATGTTTTCATCCATTGTCTTATTTGCCAATGAATATTCGGAGTTGGTTCGCTCGAAGAAATTTACCTTAGATTCAATACTAATGAGTTCCATAAAATCAAAAGGATTAGGTGAATTGTAAATTTTATCACATCCTAATTGTAATGCCAATCTATCAGCAACAAATTCAATGTATTGAGACATCAATTTAGAATTCATACCGATTAAACGACAAGGAATAGCCTCCAAAATAAACTCCTTTTCAATATCCACGGCTTCTTTAATGATTTCAACAATCTTCTTTTTCTGGATTTTCTTTTGTAATTTAGAATACAATACCACGGCAAATTCACCGTGCATGGCTTCGTCACGCGAAATCAGTTCATTGGAAAAAGTAAGTCCGGGCATTAATCCACGTTTCTTAATCCAATAGATGGCGGCGAAACTACTAGAAAACATAAGCGATTCTACTACAGCAAATGCAATCAATCTTGTAGGAAAGGTGCTCTTTTTATCAGCAATCCATTTTTTGGCCCAGTTTGCCTTTTTAGCAATGCACGGGAAGTTTTCCACGGCTTTGAACAATTTTGTTTGTTCTTCTTTGTCTTTGATGAATGTATCAATCATAATACTGTAAGTTTCTGAATGAATGTTTTCCATCATAATTTGAAACCCGTAAAAAGCACGGGCTTCGGCCAACTGTACATCTTTCAAAAAACGTACAGCTAGATTCTCCACAATAATACCATCGGATGCCGAGAAAAATCCCAACACCATACTTATGAAATATCTTTCATCATTATTTAATTTCTCATTCCAATCCGTCAAGTCCTTTGAGAAGTCGATTTCCGTTGGAACCCAGAAACAATCCACAGACTTTTTGTAGAAGCTCCAGATTTCATTATCTTGAATAGGAAACATAACATACCTGTCGTTGTTTGGTGTCAAAATTGGGTCGGTTTGAGCGTTTTCTTCACTGGGTATTATTTGAGAATCTTCCATAATTCCTAAATAATATTATATGGATACTTTTATTTTCTTTCAAATAAATATTTATTGTAAAATATAAATATTTATTAACCTATATAAACATAATATTTCAGAAAAATATACATAAATATTTGACTCGTAAATATGAAGATTCGAACTCATACATATTGGTTTTCGGAGAAGGAATATTTTGAATGGTCTTTCCAATATTATTACACTTGTAACAAGTGGAAACATCAAAATAATACACGGACTCATATTCATTTTGTATGAGTATTCGAGATAAGATTATATACAATTTAATATATAGTATACTACATTGTATCTTTCATATTTTTATCATTATTCTATTCCTAATTGTAGGTCTATTTCATAGGTGTCTTCTCCTCGTTTCAACATTTCCTTTCTGAGTTTTTGTAGTCGTTTTTTATCGGAGCGGTTCAACTCCTTTGGCTCATCGGGTGCCTTTTCAATAGTGTTTCCAAGGGCATCTTTTTTCTCTTCGTCTTTGTTGAAATTTAGTTGTCTAGCGGCTAATTTTTCCGCCTTTTTTCTAGCCTTCTCTACTTCTTCCATCCATTCAGCTCCCATCACTGTTAATCTTCCTGATTCCAATATCCATTTTTCTGGACATAATGCTTCGTAAAATTCCGCATTGTGGGAAATCATAAACACACCGCCTTTGAACTCTTTAATTGCTAAGGCTAGAGCACCCAATGAATCGCGGTCTAAAAAGTTGGTCGGTTCATCTAAAATAACCAAGTGTGGCAGATTCCATAAACCCGCACCCAATACCACTTTCACCTTTTGACCACCAGATAAAGCACCCATACGAGTATGTTCCGCAAATGCCGGCTCCAATCCGAAACAATCCAAGTGTTTTTGAATTTCACCTGTAGTCAATTTACGTTGTCCCAATAAAGACTCCGCGGCGATTTGCTGGTCTTTTTCATCCAACAACTTCTTGTATCCCATTTCCAATAATTCTGTTCGAGTATGCCAACTGTCTTCACGACCATCGCCTTCCCAAACAACTTCGTATTCGTGTTCGCGTTTTCCTGTTCGACGTGCTTTCAATTCTTCGACGATTCCGGTTTTCTCTTCTTTGGCTTTGGCACGAATTGCTGCCATTTCTTCTTCCGACATCGTAATAGAATCTTTTTGAACAGCCTCTTTGTCAATACCACCACGATAACGCCACATAATATATTCAATGGGTGTTTTATCCAAATGATTTTCAATGTGGGCAAATGCGTGTTGTGCAACATACGCCACACGTAAATTAGGATGTCTTTCAACACCGCCTTGGTCAGGCTCCAATTCACCCACCATTAATTTCACCAGCGTGGATTTACCGGCACCATTGACACCGACAACTGCCACACGAGAGGCAAGTGAGCATTGAATCGAAACATCAATCAACTGTGGATGTGGAGCGGTTGGATATTGGAAATATATGTTTTTAGTCTTCAGTACGGCCTTTGTCAAGGATTTAACGCCTTCTAATGGACCGGGTTCAGGGAAATTAAATGCCACGATATCGCTGGATAATTCATAATAAGCCTTTGCTTCAGGTTTCTGTTTGACGAACTCCGACAAATTACCACGATATGATTTCAATTTCAAATTTTCATAATGTATGATATTTGTACACACAGCATCCAAAAATTTAGTGTCGTGAGAAACTAATAAACAAGTACACGTCTTCAAATTAATCAAGTAATCAGTCAACCACTTAACAGCAAATTGGTCCAAATGATTTGTAGGCTCATCCAACAATAACATATCAGGATTCAATAACATTGCTCTTGACAATGCCAATTTCATACGCCAACCTCCAGACAAAGTGCTCACACCCGCATCTAGTGCGGCAGCTGTCCTTGAAACACCGAATCCCATCGACGTCAACATCTCTTTCACAGCATCCTCACTACAACCATTTTGTTTGACCTTCTCGTCACTCATTATGTATTCAATCACAGCCATATCTGCCTTTTCTCCAATGATTTCACATTCGACATACACAGTGATTAATTCTGTAGGAAATCCCTGTAAGTTACCTCCAGCAATGGACTTCATCAATGTAGATTTTCCGGCACCATTGGGTCCTACCAGACCATACTTGCGGCCAATTTTTACGCGAAATGGTGTTTGATGAAGCAACACACGAGTTCCATATGCCAGAGAAAATTGTGCGTTACATAGGTCTTCTTCTTCATCTTCTGGGTCGACTTTATCGGGGGTCAAGTTCGCAATACCCTCTTTATGAACCTTTTCTACAATTTCTTTCGTTTGAGTTTTTTGGTGACAATCTAAATAAGGAGTCAAACAGGCAGACCAGTCATCATACAGACGATTATTAGATTGTATGAGTCCGACACAACATTTCGCCATATGGTCTAGTAAACGGCCATTTTGTTCAGGCATTTTTGCTTCTTCTACACTTGTGACTATCAATTTACGAACCTCATCGTATTTCATTACATTGTCGCTAATTTCGGCAGCTTCGCTACTGACCCGATGAAGGGTGTCTAGAGAGTTTTGACACACTTTACGGACTTCTTCAATGGCGATTTCGTCGATACCTCTTTCTAATACAGGTTTCAATATTGGATAGAAAAATGCGGCAGTTCTTGGGTCATTGACGAGTTTACACATATTACCAATAACTAAGGCGGCACGACGTTTTACGGCGACTTTTTTCTCATACATACCTTTTTTCAAAATAGGAACCAATAATCCTAAAGTAGACATATCAACTTCATTTATGAAACTCGTCGCAACAAGAACATCGAGTGCTTGTTCGGTATATTTCACTGGTTCCATATAGGCCTTAATTACATCGGGAATGATTTTAGTAATATCGACATTATCGATGACAGAACATAATTCTTCGAAACATAATTGTGTTTGTTGTTTGACATCTGGTTTAATATCTCCGGCCATATCGATGAGTCGCAAAATCATATCTGGTAAATTGAACTTAACAACCGTTGTTTGATGTTTGGCGAAAGAACCGAGCAAAATAAGGGCACCTTTTTTGATTTGCCATTTCATAGAAGTGAAATTTTCATACAAAATATTCATGTATTCTTTCATGGCAAATGGGTTCATTTTTTTGATGATTTGTTCCCCGACTTCTTTTGCTTGTTCCATAGTATTTTTATTTGTGAGTTTATTGAGAATTTCTGGCAAAATGTCGATGAGGAATGGTTCAATTGTCAAGTCTTTGTTTTTGATGTATTCCAACATTTCTTGATAAGAATCATTTTGGATAAATCCGCGTAACACTTCGCTGGTAGACTCGATGTAAGTCATAATAAATCAATAATGATGTGTTTTTATATAATTTGAAAAAATGATTATATAAAATTTGCAATATTATTTGAATTTATTGTTGTTCTTTCTGAGTTCTTGATAATGATTTATGTAAGATATTTTTTTTCGTTTTGTTATTGGATGGTTCTTCAACTTCTTTAACTGATTCTTTATTGCCACTTTTTTCCATACAATATTCGTAACCATCTTTTATGGTTTCTTTTATTGTATTAATAATTTTTCCCAAGACCACCCGTAACAGGTCTTTGTTCTTTTCAAAGGTTTTGTTCAGTTTCATGGATTCAATCGATATAATGATTTCGTTTATTTTTTCAATAATTTGCTTTCTGAAGGTAATCATTTTGCGTGTGAATTCGATGTTTTTGGATATATTGACTTGTAACCTAAATTTCTCAAAGTCGGATTCAAATAATTCTTTCCTAGTGAATATATTGATGTCGATATTCTTCAAATCGGTTTCAATAACTTCTTGAAACTGTGCTAGTTGTCTACCATTGATTTTCAATTCATTGATGTTCTTCAACAAAATACGTGGTTTATCGAAGATTTCCTCAATATCAAATAATCTATCTATTTTATTCATTTCCTCTTTCAAGTTGATTTTTTCTTCACAATAAAAATCGTTGTCGGCTTCTATATCTGTTGGAAATAAAGAAATCAACCATCCGTATTTCGATATGTTATCATACGCATTTTTTATGTTTTCACGTTCGTAAATCAAATATGCGGGAATTGATGTAAGTAATGCTGCTAAAAATGTTTGACTGATGATTACTTTAAACATTAATGAAATAATAATGGACATACTTGGAAACAATGAAGTTTCAGCGAAAGATTCGGTAGAAGCCAAAATATCACTTCCAATTGTAACAGCATCTGGGACAATCGTAGAAGTTGTGAATTTTTCCATAGTATTTACAGCATTTCCTATATTATTCAGTTGGTCACCAATGATTGTTTCCGTTCCACTAGCCAATGGGATGACTGCGTCATTTATAGTGAATTCTCCCACAGTTTCTAAAGCTTCGGCACCCCTTTCAGCAATGTCTAATGTATACATTGGAACATTTGACATAATCATATATGTATCATTTACTAATTCACCGGGCCAGCTCCCAATCGACGCTAGCCATTCGTATGGTGCCATTACAAAATCACTTGTATGAAGGAATCTAGAAAGACTATCAAATGTCAAATAATTGTTGTCACCTACACCGATAATTACCTGAAGTATGTCTACCAGTTCATAAAATATAACCCCTAATATAGCCATTGGAATCCAACCGATTGTAGCAAATACGTCGGCAAAAATGTAGAATACATCTCCCCAGAGGCCTGTAATAACACCACCTTTCATTTCTTTGTCATCTAAATTTTTGATTGTTTTAGATTTTCTTTGTTTCTTTCTCTTTTTTCTAGTGGTTGACTTCGCACGTTTCTCTTTAGTATTGTGTGTGATGGATGTGAATAATTTTGCTGCCAATTCTTTTTTTTGTTTAGACATTCTTCTTCTTTTTTTATTCGTTATCATTTGTTTCAGTGATTCCAACTGTTGGTTTTTCGAATCTGATTTTTCAATTAAACCATCTAAATTTTTCAGTGCTTCTTTTCTCATTTTCCCATATGAACCGTTTTTAATTCTGTTAAACATAATAGACTTTGCTTGAGGTGTCATCTTATTTGATTGTTTATTATAAGCATCTCTCAATTTATCAACTATTTTTACTGAATGACCAAGAAGTTCATGTGGTTTTGTATTCTTTTTGGCTTGTTTCACTATTTTTATAATATTTTTTTTACTATTCATAGACTTCTTATTCATGCATATATAATAACCATACACTTTTTCTCATCTAGTTATCCATACAAATAGTTCATTGTGAATATGATATCCGCAAAAAATCCACACACACTAAATATCAATAATATGTATTCAATAGGCGTTTTTTTCGGTTTATTCGCGAAATACACTATTAACAATAAGAAAAAAGGTATGGCTAAAATATCCCCCAAGTGAATTATCTGAATACCCAACACATCCATCTTCTATGTTTATTATATATTAAATTATAGATATTTTTATTACACCATAATCAAAGCCGTTCTATACAAACATATAATGTATGAGACCATCCGCAAAATATTTCATACAAAATAAATTCCTTTAGTAATGTAAAAAGAGATGAATATTTTCGACTCCTTAGGGGACGAACCAAAAACGGAGAAAAAACGTCGCGGAAGGAAACCTAAAAAGCAGTCGGAAAAATCTCTCTTAAATACATATTTTGCTGATTTCCCCAAAGATGACCCAACTGATAGTAAGAGTGACGATAGTAAAGGTGTTGGAGAAAAGTTAGCTCGGCCTTATGAAAACTTGCGTTATATGACTCAGAGTGAAAAAGTGAGATTCGAAAGTAAATTTTCCAAACCAAAGAACCGTAATCAAGAACAATATGAAAATATGTTGAAGAATAAGAACAAGAAAATCATTGTTGCGACTGGTCCTGCTGGAACTGGTAAGACGATGTTTGGAACAGAGTATGGTGTAAAGAATTTTCTAACAGGTAAATACGAGAAGTTGATATTTACAAGGCCTTCAGTTTCCGTGGATGAGGATTTAGGTTATTTGCCGGGGACTTTGGAAGAGAAAATGGCACCGTGGGTTCGTCCTATTTATGACATATTACACCAGTTTTTGACTCCCAAAGAAATTGCGGCATATATGGAGGAAAAGTCGATTGAAATTGCTCCTTTGGGATATATGCGTGGAAGAACATTTAAAAACGCGTGGTTAATAGCGGATGAGATGCAGAATTCCACAGTGGCTCAAATGAAGATGTTAATGACTCGTTTAGGAGAAAACAGTCGGTTGGTCATCACGGGGGATTTAGAACAATATGATAAACCAGAAACAACAAATGGATTGGAAGATTTCTTGGATAAATTCAAAGGGAAGCGTTCTTCGAGTATAACAAGTTTAGAATTTGATAAAACGGATATACAGCGTGAAGAGGTTGTTAAAGAAGTTCTCGAAATTTATTCTGGAGAATGTGTTCCAGCACACTATATAGATACAGAATCGATAGAGGAAGAAGAATCCAAAATCTAGAAGATTTAAAATAAAAATTTCCAATCTTCTTTTTGAACTATTGTAGTAGAAAAATGTATATATATTTTATATCATACATGTTGAATTTAACAAAACTCGGAAAAGATATCTTCAATTTCAAATCTAAGATTTCTATCTTACATAATAAACCATTGTTATACGCATTCTTCATCATTGCCCTTATTCAACTTGTGTATTTGTTACAGTCTGGAAATTTCTATTTTGCCGCCGTTTTATTACTGATTGGTGTTATTACGCGATATTTTAGTAAAAATATGTTGGTCATCATTTGCGTGGCCCTTGCCGCTACAAATGTATTAATGCTGGGACCAAACGCAAGTCACAGTGTTGTAGAAGGTTTTGAAGACGACGAAGAGGAAGAAGTAGAAGAAGAAATGGAAGAAGATGATGAGGAAGAAGAATCTACCGATATTTCTGGAAATAAACCCACTTCCACACCTGAACCAGATATTCCTTCAGAAGGATTGAATAACGCAGAAGAATCGAAAGACCTTAATTTAGCATTAAACGCAGAAAACCGTTTGAAAGAGTCATTCAATAAAGTGGATTTGTATGATAAAAATAGTGTTATGGACTACGAGAAAAACTCCGACAGAGTCATTTTAGCACAAGAAAAGATGTTGAGTAGCATTAACCAATATAAACCTCTTTTGGATACTATTAATAGTATTTCAAAAAATCTTTCGTTTTTTAACAACACAAAAACAGAATAAGTGAGTTGTATGGTGGATTCATACAATATATTATATATAGTATATACAATCTATATAATATAAAAATATGGCATTTCCAGGTCCATTAGATCCAGCAGTATTAGGTCAATCTATAATGAGTGTAGTTCAAACTGTGAGAGGTTCCATTCAAGACAGTGTCACTCAAGTAGCAACATTTATGGGAAATTTTATTTCTTCCAACATCTATGCAATTACCCTTGCTTTTGTATTACTTGCAGTAGCATTTTGTGAACTTATCGGTTATACTTTGAAATGGTTTTTCGGGGATATAATACCGTGGTTTTTTGCGAAATTCTTACCTTGGTTAGTGGGACTTTTTATGTGTGGTGTGAATGGCATAGTTAATTTACCCCAGTGTTTCTTATGGTATATGTTGGATATTGCTGGTCGTATTATTTATTTGCCATTTAGAATAACATTTTGGTTCCTAGAATATTTAACTGAAATTGAACTGACCAAAATAGAGAAAGATGTATGGTGCTTTTTAGAAGAAATTGATCAATATATTTATAAACCTGAGCCGGATGGTTTAGGGACGGGAATCCACCTTATTCATTTCCCAGACTCCGTAATACTTAAATGCTACACTTGTAAATCTAAATTTCCAAAACCACCACCATATGAAACACAAAACGCATTCAGTTTCATCAACAGGATTAAAAACATTTTTTAAATTCAAAAAAATAACACATTATAATATATAAAAATGGCAAAAAAATGTGCCCCCGGAATGTTTTGTATTGAAAATATGACCATCGTATTACTACTCATCATCATTTTTATGATTGCGTTTTTCTATTATACTATCTTCGTGAAAACTCCAACACAATCATCCAGTATGAGAGAATCCGACGCAAAATATATGCCACCTATTATTCAAATCGGAGTAGATAGTCGCAATAAACCACCCATCAACACATTACATAATTTGTTGGAGCCTCCCGAAAATAATTCCCACATCATTCAAACACAATCCAGAATGGCAGTTCCTATCAATATTGAAACCCGTGGAACTAATATGGACTACACACAAGTCGGAATTTTGACGCGAAGTCAACAACACCAGACCATTAATGGCAAATCCGATGATTTAATATTACCGTTGATGGGAAGAAAGCAACAAATGGGACGTGATAAATGGCAGTATTATACAATGTCCACCACAGGAAATATGAATACACGACTACCAATTAGTTTGAATGGTAAGAGTTGTTCGGGTGAGTATGGATGTAACGATTTGTATAATGGCGACAAAGTATATGTAGAAGGTTACAATGATACATTTACCGTTACTTTATACGAAAATGGAACTTACCGATACATTCCCTATTTGTGAAGATAATTTTAGGAACGATTTGAATTTCATAGGTATATAATTATATCCATAATAATTATATATGTCATTTGAAATAAATAACGAAATAAGTGATTTGGATAAGATATACTACAACTATCCTACATATAAAATATATAAAACACAATATGAAAAAACATTGGAAAATGGTGGATATATAAAAGTTGGATACGCAGCACAACCAAATACCATTAACATAGATTATGCCGATTTTGACTCTGGTTACGTAACCAAAAATATGTATATTTCCAAAAAAGTTCACTCAATTGATAACGTCGATTTCCAAGGTGAAATATTGATTGAACATGTTTCTAATACCAATGGATTCAGACCACTTTACATTTGTATTCCTGTAAGAACAAACACGAAAATGGAGGCAACAGATATCGACCGAATTATTGCCCATGAAGAAAATATCGTTGAGTTCAATATTAATGATGTTCTCGACAATGATATTCATAAAGCAATATTGTATGAGAGCCCCGGATATTTAACAGAACAACATGTATTATTGTTCACTAATCCTATTGAAATCAAGTCTTCTTTCGACGATTTTCTAGTCGTTGATGTTGTGAAAAATTATGACGAAACATATCGAACTATTTTGACTGAAAAACTGCCTGTTCAAAACACTACACCCACTCCTACAGCTGGTGTAGAAGGTTTTAGATCTAGAAATAAAACAAAAACATCGACCGCGTATTGTCAACCCATTGATGAAATTGAACCAGATGTTCAAAACGAGGCTAGTTTAGAAGTTCCTCTAAAAGGTAAATATAGCCTAAAAGACTCTGAATACGAATACATCAAAACGGTTGTTAGCTTTACATCGTATTTTTTAGCAATGGTGTTTGGATATTTAGGGGCTCCTTCATTGTATAAAAATTTAATCGTAGACCTTGTTAATGAGAACGAGAACCTTCAAACATGTATGGCAAGAGCAGGTCGATTATATTCTATCGATATTTACATTTGTGTCGTAATGATTATGTTTGTGTATTCATTATTAAGCAATGGTGTTAAAACAAATAGCAAAGGAAAAACAACAACAGCATTATTAGTATTCATCTTTTTCATTGTTTCATTACTCCGAATTTATTTATTCAAAATAGACCTAAAGGGTCCATTTCCAGAAATGATTCAATGCGATGAATACGATGAAACAAAAGAGCCCGACCCTGAAAATCCAAATGAGTATATCACCGAAGAAATACAACAAGATTTTGCCGAATTTGCCAGCGAAAATGTTGGACTGTTCAATAATGTTACTGTGTTTGGTATTTTCTTATTTTTGATGATTATCACTCTTACCATATTATTTACAACGAATGCTGGGTCGTTATGGTTGTTTGGTATTTTATTGGACGTATACATTGTTATTTTCTATGTGGTGAAATCGAAAGCAAAAGGCGGGGATGAAGAAGGTGAAGAACCCGAAGAATAAATAAAATATAGTCAAGTATTTTATTTATGTTTGATTTATGCTCTGGAAGCACCGTTTACTAAAGCATACACAGGCTTGAAGCTACTTCCACTGTCATCGCGGATGAAATCCTTTTGTGCTGGTGCCATTTTCTTGATGACTTCTTCTTCCAAGGTGGTTTCTTTAGGAGGGTTCATTTTGGCCATTTCTTGGGTCTTCTTTCTTTCATTTGGTGTGTGTTTCATCATAGGCTGAGGCTTATACACCATAGCACTTCTTCTCAATAATTCATAGGCAACAAATATGAATACTACTCCTAAAATAGGATTGGAATAAAGAAACATCAATACTACAAGAATGAAAATAGCCAACATACCGAAAGAACCGTTAATCAATGGGGCTACCATTCTAGGTGTAGGAAGTGGGAATATTAAATACACAATAAACACCAACAATACAACGATTTCAGAGGTGGATAGAGATTTGGAAAAATCGGATAACTTCATCTTAATTATATACTATATGGAAACAAATTGTTTTTCAAAAAATTGAATGAATATAAAGAATAATTCCCAATACTATACGACGATGAATTTCCATAAAAGAAATATCAAGAAATCCCAAGAAAAACCTGCCAAAATTTCACTAAGTGATTCATACAAATCCGATGTGTGTGAAAAAGCCTATTTGGGACGACGAGGATATACTATACCTAAATCTATACTATCTGAACAAGACCTAAATTTTCTTAAAGAAGACCTCTTTCTAAAAGCCAAACCAGGAATTAATATGGGTGCTGCTACTGATATTGTTTCATTTCCTGTATATCGAGAAAGCCCTAACAAATTATACATTCCGCGATTTTACGGCGAAAAACGCTATGGGAAACCTCATAGAAGTGAGATTTCTGAAGGGGACCCTTGTGACTTACAATTCACCAAAACTCTTCGTGATTATCAAACAGAAATTATCAATGTTTACTTGAATCACGTCAGCAATAATGGTGGAGGAGGTATACTCGAGGTCGGATGTGGTAAAGGTAAATGTTTAGGAAAGGATACTCCAATATTGATGTATGATGGTAGCATCAAATTAGTTCAAGATGTTATTGTAGGGGACATAATAATGGGAGATGATTCAACTCCTCGAAATGTTTTAACATTAGCAAGGGGAAGAGAACAAATGTATAAAGTAATCCCTAAAAAGGGTCTTCCATATATCGTAAATGAAAGTCATATACTATCTTTAAAATATAAACCCACAAATGAAGTCAAAGATATTTGCGTGTTGGATTATTTGTCGCTAAATAACAAACAAGAGTATTTGGGATATAGAGCACAAATAGTGTTTCAAAATGCTCGCCCCAAGTCGTTGAATATTCCAACAAATGATAATATGGTGTATGAAATCGACGTGGAAAAAATAGGAGTGGATGATTATTATGGATTTGAGATAGATGGAAACAGGCGTTTTGTCCTAGGTGATTTCACTGTTACCCATAACACTGTTATGGCATTAAATATAATAAGTAAGATTCAGAAAAAGACATTGATATTGGTTCACAAGGAGTTTTTGATGAATCAGTGGATAGAGCGTATTGGTGAATTCTTGCCATCGGCTCGTATAGGAAAAATCCAAGGTCCTAAATTCGAGGTGGACGACCGTGATATAGTTTTAGGAATGATTCAAACAATGTATAGTCGTGAGTTTCCTACAGGTTCATTTGATAGTTTCGGTCTTACTATCATTGACGAGGTTCATCGTATTGGTAGCGAGGAATTTTCCAAAACCTTATTAAAAACGGTTACTCCGTATATGTTGGGAATTTCCGCCACGGTAGACCGCAAAGATGGATTGACGTGTGTATTACATATGTTTATTGGCGACAAGATATATCACGATGATTCAGAGAAGAAAGACCCGGTATGTGTGCGTGGTATTCAATTTCAGCATACAGATTCGGATTTCGTTCAAATGGAATACGACTTTCGCGGAAATCCTAAATATAGCACAATGATTAGTAAATTATGCGATTTTGGTCCCCGCAAAAATTTCATCGTAAAAGTCACACAAGATTTATTGTCTGAAAATAGCGAGAAACAAATTATGATATTGGCTCATAATAGGTCTCTTCTCACATATTTACACGATGCCATCCAACACAAGAATATTGGAACTGTAGGATATTATGTGGGAGGTATGAAAGAACACGCATTGAAAGAAACCGAAGAAAAACAGATTGTATTGGCGACATATGCTATGGCGGCGGAGGCATTGGACATAAAAACGCTATCTACTCTAATAATGGCTACGCCTAAAACTGACATAGAACAATCTGTGGGTCGTATTTTGAGGTCGAAACACGAAAATCCTATTGTGGTGGATATTGTTGATTTACACGATATATTCCAAAATCAATGGAGAACTCGAAAACGATTTTATAAGAAATGTAATTATAAAATCATATACAATACAAGTGGGAAGTATGTAAATATGGGCGACTGTGATAAATGGAAAGTCGATTTTGATCCAACAAATTGTAAGAAAGAACCGACTAAAAAAAAGTCTTCAAGCGAGTCTATTTGTATGATTCAACTATCGGAAGAAGAACAAGCACAAGACCACATTACTAATATTTGATTACGCACTGTCACATTCAACCACTCCAGCGAAGAATTTGACCCATTTGAATCCAGCACCTCTCATTTTTTTCTGATACATAACGTAATCACCAAAACCATAAACCAATACCAATGCCGCAATAGATAATAAGCCATATTCAATGTGTAAGATTTGTTGATTGGTTTTGTCGGAGATTTCTTTGCGTTCATACACATAAGCTCTATAGGTGTTGACAAAGTAAAGGATGAAAACCAATGAAAAGAAAATCAAGTTAGGGACCAATTGACTCTTGGATGAAAGTAAAAACAGAGCATAAATTCCAAAGGCATAGCCGAGAGTATTTACTGTATTTCCACTGGACCAATCTGTTGCTGCTTTGTCTTGTCTTTCTTTATTATAGTCCCAACCACCTTCCAACATAATAAACACAAAAATCATAATGACACCGATAATATGACGGGCATATAAATTGTTTTTCAACATATTTTGCATTTGGCACGATAACACATCTGAGACATAACCGCTAGAAACAACTACAAAAATGAGAAAAATAAATGCTACTTGCGATATAGATCTTCCAATATCCATTATAAATTATACACACAAAATTTTCTTTGTTCGTTTGTTTGAAACTATCTAAATGATTTCGTTGAATCATAAAAAAAGCAACTTTTTATGATTTTTGTATGAACATAGTTGGTCGCTTGTTTTTCTATTTTCTATTTTTTATTTTTTTTGCTTATAAGAATCAATGATTTACCTTTCGCTGCGAATTTTCATCACCAGCTCCAAATTGAACAAACGCTTCTTTAGGTCTTCGTTTTCTTCTTTCAACGCCTCGTGGTCTCTACGAAGTCTATCTACCATATCAGTCAATTGAACATTGTTGTATTCTACATCGGGCTCAATCGGGTTTGTATTGATTCTACATCTCAAATACTCCAAGGGCTTCATACCACACAAAGGAAGGTCATATGCTTGTGGATAACAAGTTGTAATGTTTGTCAAATGCGATTCGACAATAGCATTGGAATACCAATATCTGAAATGGACAAAAGCCATGTTCATATTACCTTCCTTTTTTTTCACAATATCTATGCGGTAAATATCGCCCAGATATTGGAAGATTGTTTTCAGTTGTTCCTCTGTAACACTATGATGAACAGTTTGAACATAGATACTTTTTCTTCCGTGACCGTAGACCCAGTTTTTCAATTGGTTTGAATCGCCACGCAACAGGAGCTCATTATTGAAGAATTCGCCTTGTGGGTTGTATTGGTCTTGAGTAGTAGTAAAAGCTTCCATAGTAATATTATCAATGTGTTTTATGCTACCATCAAATGTAGAAAAAGAGAATCAATTTTTTAATTACCCATTTGTATTTCTTCATCAAATATTTTAAATACTTCCTTATCGTGACTAATAATGAAGACATTTTGTTTGTATTTCTTGAAATCTTGAATAATTTGTATGACTTCTCGTTTAAGTTCAGGGTCTAAAGCGTTTGTGGGTTCGTCCAATATAAGAACTTTGGATGGGTTAATGAATCCACTTATCAGATTGACCACTTGTCGTTGTCCTCCGGATAGGTTCTCACCCAATTGGCCGGATTGTTTATTTTTGATATCAACATTTTGATATAATTGAGCCACTTTAGGATATCGCAATATTTCTTTCAAAAACATCGAACATCGTTCCATATCCGAACATCCATAAAACATATTGTCGATGACCTTTTTATCAAACAATTTAGAATTTTGGTTTACGTATGTGATGTTTTTCCTTAAATAAAATGGGTCGATGTCTTTAATATCCACACCATCGATAGATATTTTACCGCCATTCAAAGGATATATTTTGATGAGAAGCTTCATAATGGTGCTTTTACCACATCCAGAAGGTCCTGTAATACCGACCACACTATTTTTTTGTGGCTTGATTTCAAGGCTCTTTTTCTGTAGAACCGTTTTATCACTATTTTTGTATTTATAATCGACATTTTCGAATTTGAAGTTCTCGAATTTTAAATTAGGGTCTGGTTTGGTTTTAGTGTTAATAACATCCATAAAGTTTTCATTTACGTGTTTAAGATGATTTGTTGCGTTTTCAATACGACCAATGTACGAAATGATTTGCGGTAGTTGTTCGAAAGTGCCAATCAGTTTTTCCCGGAAAACCATCAATAATGTGAATGATGTAACAAATTCAACATGTTTGATCTTCTTATTTATCATTAATCGTATCAAGAAATATATGGATACCAAATACACTATCATCATAATAACGTGCATACCAGTATTAGTGACATTGGAAATTCTTTGGTAGTCAATACCATTTTTTGTATTGATATCAGCCATTTTCTTGTAAGCAGCAGCTTCGTCCTTTGCCTTCGCACGGAATACAATACGGTCCATATTATTTAACATATCAATCATTGTTTCTTCTGTTTGTGTCATTTGATGTTCATATTTCAAATTTTGCTCTTCTAACCCTCCAAATCTCAAGAAGTAAAACAATAATATCAATAAGTTACCGCCTAAAAATACACCCGAAAAAGACATATCTAATTGGAAAAAGTAAAAACCAGTAATCAACGCAAAAATCAAATCTGGGAAAATATACGAAGCCAAATCACTCAATAACCACGCAAACAAATCAGATATACGATTAATAGGCGACACATTCGATGCAAAATTTTCTTCGCTATAGTTCATTGTATTGACTTGCATAATCATATCCAACAATTTATATCGTCCCCAAGGTTTCATTGTATAAATAATACTGTGTTGGAATTCGTAAAATACATAATACAATGCTTGGTAGAAAATATACAATCCACATAATACGTAAAATGCGTTCCAGATTGAATCCTTACTACCATCTTTCGTATAGTCGATCAATTTCGCTACAAAATTATTAATTCCGTGTGTTTGAGTAACAGCTATGACAATACTCAAAATAGTTACAATAGCGATTGTTCCCTTGTTGTCTTTCACATATTCTTTAAATAAATAATGTATTAAATTTGGCTTAGTGTCCGACATAAATATATTATATTATCGGATAAAATAATATTCGTATAAAACTATTTATACAAATTCGAATATATAGATAATATATTGTGTGATTCAATGTATAAATCGATTTTCACACAGATAAAGAAGCGGATACCGAAAATATCATCTACCGAGATGGTTGCGTTGACCAGCGGAGGAACTTCTATTGATAGACAAATACTCCAAGGTAATGTGTGTGACCTTCCAAAACCATTAGTAAAACTCGACAAATTCCCTAAAAATATTTTACATCATTTACTTACCAAATTCGATCATACAAAAATATATCCCAATGAGAACAATAACCGCTGGATTCAATATTTGGCCAAAAATAAGTTTTTTAGCTTTTTAATTGATGAAGAATACGGTGGTATCAAATTATCAACAAATGAACTCTCTAATATATTGACGAAAATAGCCAGTGTTGACCCAGCACTAGGTGTAGTTGCTATGGTGCCTAATTCATTGGGCCCCGGTGAGCTCATCACACATTACGGAACAAAAGAACAAAAACTGAAATATTTACCTAAATTAGCGGACGGAACATACATACCGTGTTTTGGTCTGACAGGACCACACAATGGTTCCGATGCGACTGGTTCAATTGACACTGGAAAAGTTGTATTAAATGAAAAGGGTGAAAAGGTGATTGAAATAAATGTGAATAAAAGATACATCACATTGGCACCTGTATCGAATCTTATTGGTCTTGCTTTCAAATTAGATGATCCAGACCAATTGCTAAATGAGGGTAATCCGGGAATTACTGTAGCATTAATAGAAGGAGGAACTTGTGGATTGAAACAAGAGACATATCATAATCCTATGAATGCCGGATTTCCAAATGGAACATTAAAAGGGTCATTGACTATTCCTATTGAAAATGTTATTGGTGGAGAACGTATGGTAGGAGAAGGATGGAAAATGTTGATGGAATGTTTGTCCGCTGGAAGAGGTATTAGTCTTCCGGCCACCGCAAATGCCAGCAGTAAAGTGGCGTGTTATGGTATTTATCATTATATTCAAGTAAGAGAGCAGTTTAAAATGCCCCTGAGGAAAATGGAGGCTATACAAGAGAAAATGGTGAAAATGGTTTACAATACATGGACCATACAAAGTTCAATATTCCTTACAAACAATATTATTGATTCGGGGGTATCACCATCAGTAATCAGTGCTATTATGAAACAACAAACCACGGAAAGGGGTCGTATTGTATTGAATGAAGCACTTGATATTCACGCAGGTTCCGGCATTTGTTTGGGTGAAAACAATTTCTTGGAGAAATTTTACAGAGCAGCACCAATTGGGATTACTGTAGAAGGCTCAAACACATTAACTCGTTCGTTGATTATTTTTGCTCAAGGTCTCAATAAAAGTCATCCTCATATTTTTCCTTTGTTAGAAAGTATGTTAGAAAACAATGTTGATAAGTTTTCTAAAGATTTCAATGATATTGTAGCTCACTCTTTGACATTATACGGAAAGTCATTCAACTTTTTCAATAATGATAAATTAGAAAAACAAATCATTGATTTTGCTTGTTTGACAAATTTTGTAGCTTTACAGGGCGGTAAAATAAAAAGAGACCAAATGCTCTCGGGAACTATGGCGGATATTTTTGGAAATCTTTATTTAGCCATTTCAGTGAAATATTGTGAAGAAAATGAAAAAATTAGTAGTATTTTAACTGACTTTGTCATCAAAAGCCTATTGAATGAAAATCAAGCAAAAATAAATACAGTCGTTGATAATTTAGGATTTGAAAAGTATTTATTGTGTCATTTGAAGTCATCCATACAGTCGGTTTCATTCGATGAACAACGAAGAGTATTTGATGAAATAATGAACAATAAAAAAATCATACACAAAATCAGTGAAAATATTCACACAGAAAATAATATATTAGAAAAACTCCAATATGCGTCCGTTACAAAAGAACTTCTCTTAAGAGACGAAGTCATACAAGTTGGCGAATACGATATTTAAGATGTTTCATTCATAATATAATTTATATATTATGAATCTTCAAGGGTTTAAAAGAAGAACCCTCTTCTCTTGGATGTCTTTGCCTTCTTCTTAGGAGGGGACTTCTTGGCACTCTTCTTACCCATTCTTCTTGCGGTCTTTGCTGCGGCACGTCTCTTCAAAGTCTTCTTGGAAGGTCTTCCGGGACGTCTTGGTCTTCCTACACCACGTTTGCTCTTTCCACCGACTTGATTACTACTGTATTGAGCCATACCAGGATGGGTTCCACTAACAGTTGAAGTTGGTAAAACGCTATCTGTCATTATATATAGTATCAAGAAAATATTACACATATCCATTGACCAACTGACTGATATGAACAACTTTTTGATGTCCACTCAAAGCACGAATCGGAACCCATTTTTTGAATTTGTTATGAAACTTACATTCCATAATCAATGTTTTATCTAAATCCACGTATTTATCCAACGCGGTATTTTCGAAATCTTCTTCATCGTCACTTTCTTCGATATAATCCAAATTGATATTTTCCTTTATTTTCCTAAACAATTTGTTCATATATACACTGGATTCGTAATTAGGAATATAGGCCACGTCATAATATACCAACGATTTGTTTCGTCCATATGCTTTCAAATGATATACGTCGAATTGTAAATCCGCACTAACAATAAATATTGTATTCATTTTGTATTGGGGTTTCCTAAATTCTAACACCAACTTCGCATTTCTCTTGTTTTGTAACATCATCATTAATTTTTGATTGTCGACATCATCCGATTTTTTAATAATGTTTTTTCTTACAGGGAATACATTCATATATGGTGCCAATTCACTCAAACACCTATATTGGATGTGGTGTATTTCGTAAGCATCAGACACAGTGTATTTTTCTGGAATTTCATACAAACAATCATATGTGTGTTTGTTTTGGATGGACCAAATGTAGGGCAACTTGAAAACTTTCAAAAACTTGGGTGCTAAATCTTTTCCCATTTCTCTTGGTTTTTTCAATGTTTTTTCATCATAAATTGTGTTTGACCAATTCACTAAATCATTGAAAAATAGTTGAATGAATCCCAGCTTCTCACCGAAATATAATCCTTTCATATTTTCACCTTGATAAAAGTATATGTCTTCAATAATAAACACTCCGTTTTCTAAAATAGTTCCATAGAAAAGAGTATTTTTAGCTAAATCTAATGGAATATCCATAATTACTAAATTTACTTTTGTGATTTTTTTATAACGGTTTAATTCTAATGTGAAACAAACATCACGGTCTTCTAAATATGTAAACCATACAAATACTTTCCTTTCTCCGTAAGGTATGGCTAAACATACATTGTATGAACTTGAAACTTTCTTATGTGGAACCGTCTCATAAGAAAGTTCGATATCTGGAAAATGGTCCATGACCTCTTCCATTTCTTTTGGGCTCAATGTATAGATATTTTGATTCATCGCTATCGATACATAATATTAGCAAACTACTTTTATACTCTTTACATAAATGATTTTGTTTGTCTTTATTAAATTCTTCTTGCGGTGAACTTACACGCGGGTGTTGTTCTTAAATCATCA